GGTTAAGATCGCGTTAACCCTGCTATCATTGTACCGTGTGATAAAGGCGCCTCCAAAACTAAAACTATCTACTATCTTAGATTCCTATAAAGGGAGTATATCCCCTACGGATCTTCGACAGGAAGTAGCCTTAGTGATGGAGTCCATGTTCCCTCGGTACCGCGCATCGTTCGAGTTTGCTTTCTCGTGGAGGTTCGCCTCGTCAGCAGGTCCGAATGGACGACATGCTACCTGGTCCGTCCCTTGGGACGCTTTAGCGTTCTTCTGGGAGCCGAGAGCCTTCCGCGCTTTTGCGCAGTTGGCACCTTGGTGGATCGTGTGGTATGTCATCTTCCTCGGTCTGTTAACGGGACTTACCCCGGCCGCACTACGGCGGTACATAAGAGGAAAGCCGATAGTCTTGGGACGTCTTTCGGAAAAGGAAGAAGCGGCTGGAAAAATCCGCGTCTTCGCAATAACCGATTGATGGTCCCAAGGGATCCTGGCAGGGTTGCATGACCATATCTTTGGTATCCTTAAACAGATACCTCAGGATGGTACATTCAACCAGATCAGGCCCCTCCGCGCACTCCTGGAAAGGGTGCGCCTTGGGCTACCGACTTTCTCTTATGACCTTTCCGCAGCCACTGACCGGTTACCAGTTTCGCTTCAGGTAATGGTTCTCGAGTACATCCTTAAAGATGCATCGTTAGCCAAAATCTGGGCGGAGTTGCTAGTCGGACGAGCTTGGCACCATAAGGAGGAAGGCCCACTGTATTATGCAGTAGGCCAACCCATGGGTGCCTTATCCTCGTGAGCAATGTTGGCTTTGACTCACCATGTCTTAGTACACATTGCAGCCGCTAGGGTAGGATACGAGATTGGGACGTTCCGTGACTATGCAATACTGGGTGACGACATTGTCATCGCCCATGAGCACGTTGCGGCCGCGTACCTCAATCTTATGTCTCAGCTTGGTGTGGAGATCTCCATGGCTAAATCACTCATTTCGGAGTCAGGGGTTATAGAGTTTGCGAAGAGATTAATTTCTCCTGCTTACGACTATACCCCCTTGGGCGCAGGAGTCCTGTTAGGCGCTCGGAGAAATCCGAACGTTTTACCAGCCCTCGCCTCCGATCTGTCTGATAAGTCTTTTGGAGTATTACCACAGCATTGGTTGGGATCGCTTGGTGACATTGTCTCTCATTACCCAAAAGGTAAGAGAGGCTTAGCCACCAAGGCGATAATCGCCGCGTTGGGTCCCGCGGGAGGGTTATCCGCTAGCTTACCTTCTTGGATCTCGTTAGAGAATCAGGAATGGGCGCTAGGGTGATGCCCCCCTGCAGTAGTCAACGCCCTACAGTGAACGATTTCTTCGTTCATCTGGAAGGAGATGACATCTGCAACCAGGTCTATCACAGCTCGTTACGACGAGCTATGGAAGGCCTGGTGGGGTACGGCGAAGGGCCTCCCAAAGGCCCTGACCCTGCTAGCTCCTGGCGTCTGAGTCCTAGGACTCCGACTGAGGCACTTGAAGGACAGCGAGCCGTCTGAGTATAACTACTCAGACGTCGCACAATGCGTGGATTGAGAGAAGCCGACCATGGATCAAATCGCCGAATTACTTCGGTCCTCTGATCCCGTCTACGGGCCGATGGTAGAAACACCAAAGACCCTTGGACGGGCAGCCGACAGAGTCGCTCGCTTACGCGAGATGACTTTGAAGGTCGCTAGGGAAGCCTCTGTCGATCCTGGGGTATCCTATGGGGTGGTGACGATTTATTCATCACCTCCTATAGTATACACCCCGCCGTGTACGTCGCTTGTTCTGCTTGC